GATCTTTGATAAGATCATGGAAGCAATGCAACCTGAGTTTGAAGACGAAACTCCTATCAATCCTTTCGACTTCTGGCAAGGTGCAAACTTCAAGATCAAAATCGTCAAGAAGGATGGTTACTGGAACTATGACAAGTCAGAGTTCGACCGAGTTGCACCACTCCTGGATGATGACGATGCTCTGGAAGCCCTGTGGAAGAAGCAATATTCTTTGACTGCAGTTACTGCTCCTGATCAGTTCAAGTCTTATGAAGATCTTGAAAAGCGTCTGAAGTATGTTCTTGGTCAAAAGTCTGCTACTCGTCCACAACTAGATGAGGAGGTTAATGACGAGGACAATGATCGTGGTTCTTATACTCCAAACTTCAACTCACGTCGTGAAGAGAGTGAACTTCCTGAATCTCTCAGCAAGCAACTCAACAATCTCTCATCTAAATCTGATGAAGATGAAGATGATGCTATTTCATACTTCCAGAAACTTGTTGATGATTGATTAATCGTATAGTCTAATATTATCAGCTCTCTTAAGGGTTCTTGACAGGTACTGTGAAGAACCCTTTTTATATGTCATAATTTCTTCAAGATCATTAAGTACTATGTTTAGATATCTTGGTTTGAGTAAAAATATATTTCTTTTTTCATTTTCCAATTCCATTTCATACTCAAGATTTGTTACAGGTTCTAAAAATTGAATGGAATTAACAAATACCAATTTTTGTTCACCTGCATCATAGTATTCATAATAATAATTGTTTTGAATCCCTCCAGTTGATTTTGGTATGAATTCAATTCTTTCAGATCCAGTAATGGTTTGAGATACCACAGTTGAATTATTTTCTATCGATGAGTCTGGAGTCACATCTACAAAAGTTATATTGGCAAATGCTTGATCAAGATAAATTTGATTTACAATATATTTTCCATTCAATATTGTATTTTCATATCCGGTTACTTCTATTTCATCACCAACTGCAAGGTTGCTTGTAAATCCACCTTCACCAATTTCAATTTTAAAAACTCCATTTGCATAACTTGAACTTGCAATTTTTCTTATCTCACTTCCAATAAATCCATTTCCAGTTTTTAGTTTTAGTGGCAAAATGACATCAGCAGGAATAATAGTAACACCTAAACTATCTTTCAATTCTTTAGTCTTATAGTACTTAACTGCATTTAAGTTTTCAAAAGAACCATACTTTTCAAGAAGTATATTGCTGAAAGTATTTTGTTCTAAAGGCCATTCTGTTTGTATGTTCAGAATATTATTGGAAATCAAAACTATCCAATCAAGATTCTCATCACCATAAAACTTGAATGCTACATTATCAGGTCTTTCATCACCAACAATAGAATACTTTGTGAAGAAAGAAAGGTTACCAAAAATATCTTCTCTCAGTTTTCCTCTACGAAAAAGATTTTTTACTGGAGCATATTCTGATATTTGTCTTTGATCAACATCTCTACTAACATATTCAAAGTTTGGTACTTGTCTGAAGTATGATGACATTTTAGTAACCTATTCCTGATGTGCTAAAGTTTGTATCATAATCTGCTTGAGTAACAGGTTCTAACTCTTGAAAAGAGAGTGACATACTATAGGAAACCATAGTGTTAGTCTCATCTGCATATGTGGCATAAGAACCATCAGGAGTATAATCAACACTCATATTTTTCAATGCACAAGTTTTTATTAAATTCAATGAAGGATGAGCATCATTTCCATTCGAACCTCTTATATATTTAATCTGAAATATTGGTGGGGCAGTTAAGAATAAGTTATTAACTGCTGTTCCTGGAGATGAGAATTGTTTAAATGCTCTGATGATTTGCTTTACGCTTGTTGCCTCAGTAGAATTTCTTGGAGAGAGTTTAAAATTAAAATCAAATGGTCTGAGAGTTGGTCCTTGAAATAATAATTCAAGATTTGGATTCAATACAGCACCACCAAATCTTGATAGTAAACCAGTAGTACTAGTTGCTTTTCCTGCAAGATATAATCTTAAAGCATTTTTTGTCCTTTCATCAGCAGCTGCAGTTTCCAATTTAGTTCTAAATGAGTCTATGTAACTTTTAACTGTACTATCTTGAATTGCTTTTGATGCTGCAACTCCTTCATACTGTGCGGAATTTAACTCTCCCTGATTCCAATTAACACTATTATTGTCACTAATAGTGTTAATTGGCAAATAAACAGTTCCAAATTCTTCTTTTAGATTTCTAGTTCCAGGATTAAAAAAGGTCGAACTAGTATCAATAGATCTTGGTACATATCTAATAAATTTAAACTGAATTTTGTCTTGTACTATATCACTTTCCAATGCCTCTGGATATACTAAGACTTTTTTATTAAAGACTGATTCAAAAGTTGCTGTTTGATCTGCCGAAATTCGATCATTTTGCACATTAGATATTACCGAACCAGTAGTAAGGGCATTATTTTGTGATGCGCCGCCGCCGCCACCACCACCGCCACCGCCACCGCCGCCAGATGGTGTTGAACTGTATCCTGGAGTTTGTTTAATATTATCTAGATTTCTTTGAACTACAGGATCAGTTGCATTTAATTCAAGATTTCTTATAATACCACTTCTTATTGATTTATTTAAAGTATCTTGTTGTCTTTGCCCATCTGCATCACCATAATATTGGTCATATAAACTTTTATTTTCTGCATAAGGTGTTGACTTACCAGTAGTTGGATTAAAACTATACAAAGGCGTCCTACCTAGACTTATACCAAAAGCATTTTTGTTAGTTGTATAAACATCATATGCACCATTATCTGGATTAGATACTACAACTACATCCTGATTAAATGTTGTTGTAGTTGGTGCTCCGATCCCATTTCCTCTCACTTTTTGTACGAAAGTAGCCTCTAATTTGCCTTCATTAGTATATTTCCATCCAGGAACTGTTGCTAACATTTTATGAGTACTTTTCTTTATTTAGTTATGATTGTAAGAATCTTGCATAATTAACAGAACGAAGATAATCAATCTCATTGTTTTCTATGATATGAAGTTTACCAGACACTTCTTGCCAGGTATAATTTCTAGATTCTCCCCAATGAAAATTAATTCCTTTAAATCCCCATTTCTGAACACTAGTACATGCAATCAAAGGAAATTGATCAAATCTAATATTGGAAGTTTTGGGAAGGTAAATGAAAGTATAATATCTACCAACATCAGGTATGAATTCAGTCTCTCTAAAGACATCCATAATTTCTAGCATAATGGATTCGGAGTCAGTTAAACCATCAATCTTTCTTTTTAATCGAGATACTCTACTAGAAGTTTTGAGAATATCATTTCCAAATCCTTTTGCCATTACTTGAGTCCGAGTTCGTTTTCTGTTATGATTTTAAATTCTATAAGTCTATCATCACAGAATTCTTTTGCAGCTTTCCATTTTGCTTGATTAACTGCATATGTCTTCATCTCATACAACCAACTTTTTGTCTTTCTTTTTGGTTCTTTTGGTTGTATGGTTTGTTTTTTTGGCTTTACTTCAATCACATAGGTTTTAATCTGACCAGTAGATTCTTTAACCTTAATAATAAAATCAGGAAAGTATCTATGAACTCTATTGTCTACTGGAGATTTATATGGAATCCAAAATTCTTCAGAACCCCACTCTAATATATTTTCGTTCAGGTCACACCAATTACAGAATCTTCTTTCCCAACTACTTCTACAGATAATATTATTTGAATCTCCCTTATATTTTTGTGGGTATGATGGTTTAAATCTACTTTTTATACTTTGTGCCATTATCTTTACTACATAATATATAAGGTAGAAATATTTATAGATGGCAGCAACAAACGTAAGACCTTATAGAATGAGTGAGATTAAAAGTAAGTTATTGCAACCAGCATTAACTTCTCATTATGTTTGTCAATTTAATCCACCAAAAAGAACTAACGATTCTCCACTTCAACAATTTCAGGAGCAGAGAAAGAGTGCAGGATTTCTTGGTGCTGATTGGAATTCAAACCAAGAATTGATTGAGTTATCTTGTTGTGAAGCATCATTGCCAGGTTCGAGTTTGGCAACAACTGATATTAATGGAGATTATACTGGAGTTTCTGAAAGACATGCATACAGAAGACTATATGATCAAAATGCAGACTTTACTTTTTACGTAGATGTAAATCATTATATTATTGATTACTTTGAGAGCTGGTTATCATTTATTGTTGGTGAAAATGATATAAAACGCCAAAGAACCCCCAATTACAATTATAGAATAAATTTTCCAGATTTTTATAAGAGTGATTATCTTTCAATAACTAAATTTGAAAAAGATTATTCTGGGAGATATTTGACTTATCAGTTTATTAATGCATTTCCAATAAGCATTAATTCAATACCAGTTTCTTATGACTCTTCTCAACTCTTAAAGTGCACTGTATCTTTTAATTACAGTCGTTATGTTCTTTCTAGAGATATAATTAAAAAGGATGATATTGTCAATGGCGATGCTAACTGATATAACTTCCGAGCACGGTGATAAATAATCAGAACTGAAATTCTATAGGTCATTATGCCATTACCAAAGATTTCGACGCCTACTTATTTCTTGACATTACCATCAACAGGGAAAGAAATTAAATATAGGCCATTTTTAGTTAGAGAAGAAAAGTTGCTCGTACTTGCACTTGAGAGTGAAGATCCCAAGCAAATTACAGAATCAATAAAAACAGTTATTAAGAGTTGTATTCAAACAAGAGGAGTTAAAGTAGAAACTTTACCAACCTTTGATATTGAATATTTGTTTCTCAATATCAGAGGAAAATCTGTAGGAGAAGAGATTGAAGTTAATGTCATTTGTCCAGATGATGGTCAAACAACAGTATCAGTTAAGATTTTAGTCGATGAGATTGAGGTACAAAAGTATGAAGGTCATGATCAAAACATTAAGATTGATGATGACATTGTTCTTCAAATGAGATATCCATCACTTGAGCAGTTCATTAAGAACAATTTTGATTTGAATGCAACCAATGATATGGACCAAGCATTTGATCTGATTGCATCATGTATTGATAAGATTTGTACAGCAGATGAAGTTTGGTCAACTAGTGATGTAACTAAAAAGGAGGTTAATGAGTTTTTAGATCAAATGAATTCGTCTCAATTTAAAAAGATTGAGAAGTTTTTTGAGACTATGCCAAAGTTAGCTCACAATATTAAAATAACCAATCCAAATACCAAAGTTGAAAGTGAAGTTGTTCTTGAAGGGTTATCATCTTTTTTCGTATAGCAATGATCCATATGGATCTTGAAAATTATTATATGTTAAATTTTGCTCTCCTCCAATACCATAAATACTCTTTGACAGAGATTGAAAATTTGATTCCCTGGGAACGGGACATCTATGTTACTTTATTAAAAAATCATCTGGAAGAAGAAAAACAAAAGCAGCAATCTAATGGATCCTGATTTTCCCGACTTAGATGATCTACTAAACAGTATTCAAGATGAGGGTAAAAGAGAAAGAGCTCTTGCCCTCTATGAAGGAACACGAGAAGATGATCTAGTTGAGGAAGAAATTGATGAAAGGATATTAAGACTTTTAGGTCTAGAAGATACTTTTGACATTGACTATGATACCTATAAGACTCTTTTAAAAGAAGCAAATATAAGGTATAGTGTATTGGGTACAAAGGAAATCCCAACAGAGGAGGTGATGTTACTGCAAGGTGAATTAAAAAGAGTAAGAAGAAAGGTTGGTAGATTTAAGTTAAAGAAGAAAAAGATAACTGCAGATGACCTTGGTGGCATATCTGGTGCAATTAGAAAAGAAGATAAGCAACAGTACTATCTTGTAAGTAAAGCCATTATTCCTGAAGCAGAGGTTTCCGGTGAAGAGTCAAAAGAAAAGACTGATAGATTATTAGAAAATGTTATTACAATCAGAGAAACTGTAGAAAGTATTCTTGATAGTTTAAAGGATCAAGTTAGGTTAGAAAAAGAAACTGCAGAACTTGAGAGAAAAAGAGATCAGATTGCAAGAAGAAATAAAAGAGAATCTGAATTAGAAAAGAAAAAACAGAAAAAGGGCGGAGCATTAGGTTCTATTGCAAAAGTTTTTTCTCCAATACGAGGAGTTTTGAATTCTATATTCAGATTTCTTGCATATAGTATTTTGGGAAGAGCATTTCGTTCATTTATAGATTGGTTCTCTGACGAAAAAAATAAAAAGAAAGTAGATACTATTGTAAGATTTTTGAAGGATTGGTGGCCTGCAATTCTAGGAGCACTATTCCTTTTCACAAATCCATTTGGTAGATTTATTAGAGCATTCATTGGAACTGTTTTAAAACTGACCTTTAGACTTACCAAATTTGCTATTCCAAAACTTTTATCTTTTATGAAGAAAAATCCTGCACTTCTTGCTGCAGGTGTTGGTGCAGGATTATTTGCTGCAGGCGCAGTTGTACCTAAACTATTCCCAGAGACTGTTGATGCAGAAGAAAGAAAAACTCAAGCAGCTCCTGGTAGTAAAGAGGAAAAGATAGAAGCACTGAAAAAACAAAAAGAAAATTTAGGTTTCTTAGAAAAACTTCAGGGTGTTGGATCTGAAATTGATGAGCAAATTAATAAACTTGAAACTGGACAGACAAAATCATATGGATTTAGCGGCGGTGGGTCAGTTCCAGAAAATAAAATATCAGCAAAAGATATTAGATTTGATGGTGGTGGGGTAATTAATTCTGGTTCTGGATTGAAAATATCTGGTGCTGGTTCTGATACACAGTTAGTTGCAGCAACTCCAGGAGAAATTGTAATCTCCAAACCAGCAGTTGATACTTTTGGTGCAGATACTTTCTTAGGTATGAATGAGATTGGTGGAGGAACCAACAAACCCTCTACAATTAATAATATACAATTTGCTGCTGGTGGTGGAATGATCGGTAAAAAGAAGATTAGTACGAAACCAAATAAATTTAAGTTACCATTTTTTAATATGCAATCTTTGAGAAAAAATAAAGTTGAGAACCGTGAAAAACCTCCTGTAGGAATGACTTCCAGAAGTTATAATAATGTTTCTGTTGGAAATGTTGGGAATAGGTACACAAATAATTACAAGATGATTTCTCAGAATATTATGAAATCGAATAGTTACCCAGTAAACTATTCGCCAAATCAGAATTATTCTCAATTACAATTAACTTCTGGTTCAAGAGTTAATATGATGATTCCAGGACCACTTCCCAGTGGTTCTAGTTCTTCATTCATTCCTTTGCCAGATATAGTACAATCATTACCTCCTAAACAGATGGGTGTGAATGATGGAACAAAAATTCCAGAATTTATTGGAAGTCCTTTTAGTGATAAAGCATCTATAAACGCAGGAATATACGGGATAGTATAAAATGGCAGTAATAGACTCCGAAAAACTACTACCACCATCAAAGTCATCGGGAAATTCTTTGGACAACCAAAAATTTCTTGTGCCAATAGCAAATTTACAACCAAAATCTTCTGCCATTGTAAAGGCTTCTGATATAAAACCAGAAGAAACTGAAGAACAAGCACCAAAGATTGTAAGGAAATCTATATTATTTGAAGTCATTAAGATTAAAAAGAGTACAATTAAGATAGATAAAATTCTTGGCAATAGAAATGAATTTATAAAAAAGCAGCAGGAAAGAAAAAGAAAATCCTTAGAGAATGAAAGTAGAGATAAAAAGGAAAGATCTTTAGAAGGAAAAAAGAAAAAGAAAAAAGAAGGTTCTAAATTTTTATCTTTACCTGGTCTTAGTTTCTTAGACAAGATTGGGAATTTTATTTTCTATAGTCTTCTTGGAAACTTTCTTAATAATTTTGGAGAGTATCTTCCAAGATTATTACAAATTGGAAAGGTTATAGGCCCAGTCTCAGATTTTCTTATCGATTTTTCTGGAAAGATTTTAAATGCTACAGTTTCCTTTATTGAACTTGGATATAATGCATATGATAAAGTTAGAGAACTTACAAAGAAAATCGGTGGTGAGGATGCGGAAAAAAAGTTTGACGAATTCAGTAAGCAATTTAATAGATTTGCAAACATTGCAATCATTGCAGCCATTGCTGCAAGTGGTGGAACTGATTTTAGTGGTAAAGGAGGAGGTGGTAAAGGAGTTCAAAAACGAGGATTTGATACTAAAGGGAGAAGAGTAAATGCTAGTGCACAGAGAAGATATTTTCAAAGGTATGGTAGAGACAAATTTATTGAAAGATTTGGAAAAGAAAATTTAAAAAATCTTCCAAAGTCTGCTCAAAGAAGTGGATTGACAAAATTTACTAGAGGTGCTGTAGCAAAAACATTAGGTAGAAGAGGTTCTAAGCAAGCATTAAAGTTAACTAAAAGGTTTATAAGTCCACTTGTAAAAAGAATTCCAATCGTTGGTGCATTCATAGATTTTGCATTAAATTATTTTGTTTTTAAGGAACCTCTTGGACGTTCTGCATTTAAAGCAATAGGAACTGCATTGGTTGGTGCAATCGGAACTGGTCTTGGTGGTCCAATTGGAGCAGTTATTGGAAGTTTTTTGGGTGATTGGGTTGGAGGTAAAGTTTATGATTATTTCTTTAAGAATAAAAAACCAGTCACTGCAAAAGAAAATAGAACAAAAGACCAAGATAAAATAAAACCCGGACAATCACAATCAGAAAAACCAGAATCAAGAAAGTCTTCGGGAGTAATTACTGGTTCCCAAATAGAGAAGTGGAAGGCATTCTATGCAATGGCAGAAGCAGCAGGTGCAAAGTATCCTCAACTTGTAGCTGCACAGTTTGCGCTGGAATCTGGTTGGGGCCAAAGTCTTGCAGGAAAAAATAATTTCTTTGGAATTAAGGCAACGTCAAGTGAGTCTGCAACACTTTCATCAACTCAAGAAGTTTATGGAGGAAAAACTGTTCAGACTGCAGCAAGATTTAAGAACTTTGATAGTCCACAAGATTCAGTTAATCATCTTGTAACTCAATGGTACAAGAACTATCGTGGGTATGATGGAGTTAACAATGCTAGTAGTGCAGAAAATGCGGCAGATATGCTTCGTTCTGAAGGTTATGCTACTGATCCCATGTACTCACAAAAACTAAAAGACTTGATGTTAAGATTTGCTGATGTTACAGGAACAAGAGATGATATTTCTAAAATTTCTTATTCTGAATCTGGTTCTATCACAAAAGGTTCTGGATATGGTTCTCAGGGAAGTAAAATTGCCGGAGAACTTGGTAGATTTATTGAGAGCGAACTTAGGAAAGGACCAGATTTCCAAGCAGTGACTGAACACCCTGAATTTGGTGGCGTTAATTCAGTTCATTCTAAAAATTCTTATCACTATGACGGGAGAGCAATTGATATTGGTGCATACGATTATGAACAACCGCCAATTCTTAGTGTGATTGACAAATTTGGAAAAAAGACTGGATATTCTCCTGTAGAATTACTCCACGCAGGAAACGATAGGTATCATCAAGACCATGTTCACGTTGCATATAAATCTGGAGGATGGGTTAGAGGATTAACAAAGGCAATTCTTGGAGATAGAGGAAATGAATTTGTATTTGATGCCGATACCACAGCTGCACTGGAAGATAACTATCCTGGACTGCTGAGTGCTCTTAATAAAGCAAACTATACAGATTCTCTTTCAGTGTTAAAAAATTATACAAGTTACTATAATCCATCTATGAGTGGCAATACTATTATGGTGCAGAGAGTAATTATAGAAAAACCAGTTTCAATGGGTGGAATGGGAGGTGGTGGATTTGTAGCAGACTCTTCTAGTTCTAACATAGATAATAATATAGCAGCACTATCTGTAGGATAATGGGATTAGAGAATCAGGTTGCAAGGCAATATAACATAGGAAAGTTTAAAATATATTCCAATGATGGAAAAAATTCTGTTGACTTAACAACAGGTGAAGGATATTTTTTGAATCTACAATACAATGAAAGTATATTGGAGAATCAAGTATCTGCTACTGTAACAATAGCAGATATTGGATATGCTGTCAGAGATTCTCAGAATCAAAAATATCTTGGATTGATTGATGGTTTGGATATGTGTGGTGGTGAAAGAGTAGAACTTGTAATCGAAGATGGATATAAAAACAAATTGGAATTCATCGATGAGAAGTGTCTTTATGTTGCAAAAATTAGAAACAAACTTGAAGATACTCAGAAGATGGTATTTGTAATTGATTTGGTAACCAAAGAATTTTTTATGAATGAACTTGTAGAAACAAGAGTTGATGGACCTTTCGATGGTAAAATATCAGTCTCAGTAGAAAATATTCTTAAACAATATCTGAGAACAGAGAAAGATGTTGATATTGAAGAAACTGATAATGTGTATTCATTTAATGGCCATGTTGAGAAACCATTTTATAAATGTACTTGGTTAGGTAAAAGGTCCGTACCAAAAGATGGAACAAGTAAATCTGCAGGATTTTTCTTTTATGAAAATTATGATGGATTTAAATTTAAATCTATAGAATCACTATTAGACTCTGAAAGAATACAATATAAAAAATATGTTTTCACAAATACTACAGAACTTCCAGACGAATATGATGGAAAGATTCTTGAGTATATGCCCATTATTAATATTGATGTTCAGCAAAAAATGAGCATAGGTGCATATGGTTCTCAAGTTAAGACATACAATTTTTATGATAATGAATATAAAGAAAAGATCATAGGTTCTCAAAAAGAAGGTGAAAAAGGAATCAATCTTGCAGGAAATAACTTACCACGTTTACCTAAAGAAATGTTTGATAAACCAACAAGAATTATTGGCAAGATGCAACCAATTGGTGTAAAGCAAAAGTTAAATAAAGAGAAATCAAAAGAGAAAGACTACAATGTAGATGAGATTGTTGCACAGGCAGCAAGTCGTTATAATCAATTGTTTACTATTGTCTTAACCGCAAAAATTGCTGGAGATTTTTCTCACAGAGTTGGTGACATTATATTCTGTGATTTTCCAGAACAGTCTCCAGGAAAAACGCAAGTAGTGAGCGGTAAAAATAGTGGGATATATATGATAGCCAACTTAGCACAACAAGTTGATGCCAGAGAGGGTTGTTGGACTCAGTTTACTCTTGTTAGAGATTCTTACGGAAGGAAACCATTTAAAAGATGACTCAAGTAAATTTTAACCCGGAACAAATTGGATCAGCAGGACTCTATTGGTGGACTGGGATTATTGTATCTGATGAGTCTTGGAAAGGAAATGATATTGCAGAAAAGTGGAATACACTAGATGAACTTCCAGGATGGGGAGCAAGATATAAAGTTAGAATTGTAGGAAAACATACTCGTGTAAGAGAAAAACTTAGTGATGATAAGTTAGAATTATGTGAGGTAGTGTATCCCGTCACTGGTGGAACAGGCCATGCAGCAAGTTATCAAACATCAAACTTAAGACAGGGTTCAGTTGTCATTGGTTTTTATAAAGATGGTATTGATGGAAATGAACCTATAATTCTTGGATGTATTGGTAATAATGATCAAACGGTATTGAAAAGAGTACAGCAGAATGGTTTTGATACTCTTTCCGGATATACAAGTAGTACAGGTACAGCAAGAGTTGCGAAGTATTCTATTCCACCAGGAGGTTCTCCAAGTCTTAGAACAGGCCTTGGAGAATCTGTTTCAAATTCTGCTGATAAGGCTAATACTGCAGCAGACCAAAGAGCAGCAGAAGACCAAAGAACACCATCTCCAATAGCATCTCCGTATAATTGTGATTTAATTAATTTTTCGGGTATTCAATTAAAGATACAAAAACTTATCATTGATATTGAGAAAAAGAAGAAAGAAATATATGATTGGAGATACTCAATTACTAATGAAATTATTAGTGAGGATGGCCAATCTTTTGGAGTAGAAGAATATGTTGCATATAAAGTTGGAAAGGTTGCAGGAGCAGTAACTGGAGTTATAAAAAATGTTGTACTTGAAATACAGAAGAGAGTAAAAGAAAATATTGAAAGAGGTGCAAAGAATTTTTATTACATTCTTTTTCCGAATGCCAGACCAAAAGCAAAGGTTGCAATTGAAACTGCGAATGAATTAATTACTTGTCTGTTCAGGAAAATTATTGGGCAATTAATATCAGTAATTACTAAGTTCTTATTATCTGCTGTTAATAAGTATATTAATGTTCCTCTTTGTGCTGCAGAGAATATTTTAGGTGGAATCATTGGTAAGTTAAGTGGATTACTTAACTCCGCAATTAAAGCAATTATGGGCCCAGTTAATGCAATTCTTGGTGCAGTTGATTTGGTTGGTGATATATTTGATATTGTTATATCAATTTTGAGTTTTATTAAATGCGATGACCCTCCAAGTTGTGCTGAAATTAAGGAGTGGAGTATCTATGATGGTGGTGGGCAAGGATTAAATCTAGATATTGGTGGAATTATAAACAAAGTCAAGTCATTTGCAGGGGGAGTTCAACAGTCTGTTGATCCTGATAATTTTGATTTTGATTTAGATTTTGGTGATATATTTGATAATCCATGTAACATAAATGCCATTCTTTGTGGTCCACCAACAGTAGAATTTTTTGGTGGTGGAGGTTCTGGAACTTCTGGTAATGCTATTGTAAGTGCATCTGGAGAAGTTTTGGGCGTTGATATTATAGATACTGGTGGTGGTTACTCAAATCCACCTACTGTTCGTTTTGTAGATGCCTGCGGTAAAGGTAGAGGTGCATTCGGAAGAGCCATTATTGGTAGAGTACCTAAGAGTAACACTGATGGAACTGGAACTGGTACTGGTACTGGTACTGATACTGGTACTGGAGCAATAGATGGGAATAATGAAGACATTGGAAACTTAGGTGATAATGAAACAACATTAGGTGTTATTGCAGTCATCATGGATGAGACTGGAACAGGATATTTACCAACACCAAATGGAGACCAAGGTGGCGGAGGAAGAACATGGGCTGAAGCAGAAGATACTACAATCCAAAATCCAAATGGTGATTGGCAAATCCCAGTTCCGCCAGGAAATACTATCCCAGTAAATGTAGGAGATACTGTAACTACTCCACCAGGAACAAGCACACCTATAGAAGGAACTGG